AAGCTCCAGCGCGCTCAACCGATGCTTCGCTACCTTCTGTTCCAGCTGTGTCATCTCACGATCCTCCTTCATCCCTGCTCCTCTTATCGGATGAACGGAGAGATACTTAACTGTTCACTTAATGAACGGGAACCTGCAAATCAAGATCAAACAGTTGCGTAGACGCACCGGCATTGAGGATGCGCCGGAATAGATGGTGCCTGATCCAATTCAAACTCCTGTCCGTTCAATGGCCCACACACTGGACACACTCGTTCATCCAGAGCTGTATACCATACTACTTTCTCAACTTTCATGTCTTTAAATAGGTGCATTCTTCCCTGGTTGTAGGATCGCATGATCTCGGTTCTGGTGATTACCTCAATCCTATTCTGTGCAGTCTTGAATACCTTCTTGCCAGCGAACCGGAATTTGTCCTTCTCTGACGGTTTGATCACATCACCGATGTCCAGTGCGATCTGGCCGATATCCCGTCCTGAAAGAATGCCTGCCTGCAGATTGATCTTGATGTCTTCAAGTAGTCGATCTGAGACAGTTCCGAGCAACTTGATGTTGTAGCGAGCAAGGGCGTCGAGGGCATTGCCGTCAATCGTGTCGAACGCACCATCGATCATTGTCTGCCACTCGCGGATCTCCTTCACGCCCATCACGCCGCTATCGCGCATCTCGGACACACCTCGTTCAATTCCCAAGCGGAACGCATCCTTTGTCATCGGTCTGGCGAGATCGGTGGTTGTCTTTTTCATCTCCTTCAGGATAATCTCGATTCGCTTGAGGATGGAGTCCAGAAGACGCTTCCAGATCGCTGTTCCGGGTGTGACACTCTTCATCTCTGCCACGCGCAGCAGCTCGCTCCGAACTTGGGTTGCAGCCTGCTCCAAAGCTTTCATCAGCAGCGCTTCCTGCTCGGTTGTGTATTGCTGCGCCGCTTTGAGCGAGATGTTCAGCTCCGCCTCGAGTCGTGGATCGATGGCGGCCATGGTCAGTGATCCTCGCCGGGTGTGTCAAGACCACCGCCATTGCGCCCGGCTAAGATCTCGCGATTCACATTCCGGTAGAGGGCTTCGACATCTTCATCAGTGAACGCCTTGGATTCACTCTCTTTCAGCTTTTCTCCCGCTGGCAATCCCAAGAACTGTCGTGCTTCATCGCAGGTCAGCACATCCTGCAGCGTCAGATTGGCGATCACTTCGGGTTTCAGGACACGAGAGATACGTGAGTCCTCGTCTTTGTATTGCTCGTCCTCGACTGCAGGCTGCAGTCCGAGACGTGTTTGCAGTGTCGTCCGACTAATCAGTCCACGGTCGAAAAGCTCGATATACATCGTTCGACGATCTTGCTCTTCAGCCAGGTCGAGGTCATCGAACTTGAAAGTCAGTTCGGTGCCACCCTGGCCCTGCATCTCCAGCCAGTCGAGGTAGACCCAGTCGAGGATCTCGCGCACGATCCGTTTGATCTCGGACAGCATGATGATGATCTTCTTGAACCCCACAGATGCGGTCGCGAAGTTCGGCCCCTCGCCTGTGATCAGACTCTTCACAAATCCCAGGGCGACAACGATGTCGCTCTTGACCTCTTTGACCTTCTCTTCGGTGCGTAGGACTTCGCCCTCCGTGCCGTAGGTTTTCACGTCCACGTAATAGGGGACCACGACACCCTGCTTCGGGTCCATCTCATCCAGAATATCCCGGATCTTCTCAATCATCTCCTGCTTGGGCGTAATGATCTTGTCGCCGTATTTGCCACCGACTGAGATGAAGCGAAGAGGAGTGGTCCAGCGCTGGGCGATAGCTTTCTCCGCATTGCGGTAGTGGCGCATCAATTGGATGGACTCGAAGGCTGGCTGCACGACTGACACGCCGTGCAGGTTAAAATCGGGGCTGTCCCACTTGGCGCGAAAGAACTGGGCGGGTTCGAGGCTGATCTCTTTGCTCATCCCGGCGCTTGCCTTGTCATCCCGCTTCACCTTCTGGCGGATCTCTTCGATCTCGCCTGTCTCGGGGTCGAGGGTATAGGTTAATCCAATCGGGTTCAGGCAGAGGATTCGTTCGAAATCCTTGTAGCCGTTTCCCTTCTTCTGTCCACCGTAGACCTTGTACGCGGCGCACTCGCCTTTGACGAGCAGCTGCAGCACCATGTCCCTAACTAACTTGTCCAGCCCGAGTCGCCGGTGGAGGTCACGTGCTTTTTTCTGGACACCACTTTCATCAGCCAGCAGGGTGATCTGTTCGCCCACGGCAAAGACACGCCATGCGTTCACGGCGTTGTTCACAATCGGTTCGGTTGTGAAGTAGTGCCAGGCCAGCCGTGCCATCTCTTCCCATTTCTCGGGGATGCCCTCGTAGGAATCGAGTCCATTGGTCTCGCCACCCATACGGCGCAGAGCCGCGCCGTGGGCTTCAGTTGTTCCCGAAGAGACAGGGCTGCTTGACTGCAGCCCCAAGGCTGACAACAACGTCATGGTTCACTCCGTTACGGGTCAGTCCTTGTTCGTGAGGAAGTCGTAGATCTCTTGTAGCGAGGTCTCGATGTAGCCCATCGAACCCGCATGGCCCCAGTGGATCTCTTCCTTGGATTCCTCATCCACGAGTTTCTGAATGCTGCTCAGCAGCTTCGATACGTTCTGCCTGCGCTGTTCGAATACCTGCTGTGCTGTTTCCTTCTGCTGTTTGCCCGCCATCATCGCCTCCAGCTAAGATGTTGTTTCTGCTTCGTTGCGGTCCTAATCAGCGCTGGATTGTATGCGATGATCAAGTCCTCCAGCAGGCTTCCGAAGGCCTCAGTACTTGAAAATCGGCTTGGTGGTTACCGGCATGATCGCGATCTCTTCGATGTTGGTGTCGATCTCTTTCATTTCATCCAGCTCGACGGCCAGCACGGCACAGCGAACCGCGTCAATGATGTGGTCACGACCCTTCGAATAGATCACCTTGCCGTTGGACATCGTGTAGGTCTGGGTCGTGAACTGGTCCTCGACTTCGAGATCGCTGTCGGGGAAGGTGACCAGCTTTCGGGCAAGACGACCGTTGATCAGGCTGGTCATCAATTCCTTGGTCCGCTTCTTGATCTGCTTGCCGGACGTGTTGAATCCGATCGTTGTCGAGGAGCCGAAGTCGAAGGCTTCCAGCCGGTCGCTGAAGTTGTTGTCGGAGAACTTGTCCAGCCGCTTCAGGTCCTGCTCGACAGCCAGACCGTTGCCGCCCTTGTCAATCCCGATCCATGTGAACTCGAAGTAGGTGTCCAAGACAGCGATAGCTTCCGCGATGTACGGGTAGGCGACGTGCTCGAGGTGGACGCGCAGCACCATGGAAAGCATGCCTTCGTCATCTCGTTCGAACACGACCAGTTCACAGGGATCAGATGTGTAGCCGAGGTCACCCCCTAGAACGAACTCACCTGGTTGAGGCGTCAGGCCGAAGAGCAGGTCGAACCGTGTGCGGATATCATCGTCGCCTGAACAGTCCAACAGCTCTTCGCCAGTAACCACCACCTTGCGATAGGCGTGGTTGACCTGTTGGTTGGCGTGGAAAGCCTCTACGTTGAATGCGGCGTAGGAGGGGCTACCGTGTTCACCGAGGATCTCGTGCTGGTAGCCAGAGGTATCACGGCCACCGTAGAACTCGACCAGCTCCTCTTCACGTGCCTTGGTCCAGTTGGGGTGAAGCATCGAGGGCCAACGAACCACAAACCAGCGTCCGCTCTTGTCCTGGGTCAGCCGGTAGTAAGTAGAGTCACGCAGGCCGTTAGGGTTCGAGTAGATTCGCATGTGGCCGTTGGCGTTCAAGCAGCGGCGCAGGGCTTTCCAGGCACGTTCAGTCAGCCATGCACCCTCATCCACCCAGATACGGTTGACATGAAGGGAACGCAATGATTGCCCTTTGTCACCAGCAGGGCGGAAGTGGATCAGTGTTCCTCCGGCGAAACGGATCTGGTAGTAAGGCTTCCGCTTGATATCGAGGTGGCCAAGCCGGTTGATCGCGATGCTCGCCTCCAGATCAGGGTTGTTGAAGATCTGGTGCTCGACCTCTTCGATGATCGTCTCCAGATGTCCCTGGTGTGGTGTGATCACCAACCCGCTGCTGTTGGGAGTGGTAAACCCGAAGTGAAGCACAAGCGTGGTCAACACGATTGTCTTGCCCACCTCGCGACCATCCTGGTGGATGACTTGCGGGCTGGCGTTGCGCAGATCCTCGATCTGATGCTTCCAGTAGGATCGAGGGGACCCATCCAGGTTGAGCAGGAACTTTTCACCCCATAGAACCGGATCCTTCAGGATCTGGTAGGCTTGAAGCATCTCCTCGGGAATCTCCTTCGATTCCCCGCCTTTCGAAGGCTTCCGGTTCATCGGGTATTCACTTGCCGTTTGAACACACCCAGCACACGTTGTATGCGACGACAACGCGAAAGGAGGTTGCTATGAGTTGGGAAGAAGGGCTTCGACGGTTCGAGATCCATATGCGGGCAGCCGGAAAATCGCCCAACACGATCTCCGCATTCCTGCGGGATCTGCACAAGTTCGCCACATCGCAGATTGTCGAGCTGGAAAACGTCACCACCGCCGACCTCGACGCTTTCCTCGCCGGGCAGCAGTTCAAACCGGATGGCACTCCACGCAGTCCAAACAGCCTGAACCGGCTCAAGACGGCCCTGCGGTCCTTCTTCGGCTGGATGCATGGCACCGGGATTGTCGAGGTCAATCCAGCCAGTGGTGTTCGCACAACAAGCATCAACCAGAAGCCGCCGGTCTACCTTACCGATCAAGAGGAACGAGATCTGCTGCACTGCCTGCGGGACTATGGTACAAAAGCCCATACCCTTCGGGATGCCGCCATTATCAACCTTTTGCTGGATACTGGAATCCGGGTAGGCGAGTTGGTCAGCCTGGACGTCGAGGACATCGACGGCAAGCATCTGCGCATCCGCCGAGCGAAGGGTGGAAGTCCCATCGCCAAGTTCCTGCCTGTCCGAACCCGCAAAGCCATCGATGCGTACCTCCGCAGGGTACGCCCGCACCTCGACAGGTCGGAGAATGATCGAGCCCTGTTCCTCAACCAGCAGGGCACACGACTGCAAGCCCGGGCAGTGCAATTGCTTGTCCCTGCTTGGATCAAACGGGCCGGTATCGCCAAGCCGGTTACACCACACACCTTGCGGCACACGTTCGCCACATCCCTGCTGAACAAGACCGGCAACCTGTTGCTCGTCCAGAAGGCCCTCGGCCACAGCAACGTCACTACGACTCAGATCTACGCCCATGTGGCAGACAGCACTCTTGAGACTGCGGTCGAGTCCCGCACGGCCCTGAAGGTGTGAACAAGTGCCAGCCAACAGCACGATCAGCAGGGCGATGCCGAATCTGACCCATGATCCCGGGACGAACACCCCCTTTAGGGGTACCCTCGAAAAACCTTTGCGAGCTTTGGTTTTCGTTTCATCCATGCTCAAATCCTTTGCATCGCATACCGTCCAGTATGCGATGAAGCGAGACCCTTCTACTGGTCTAAACCTTTGTTAACTGGTTCAGGATCATCCATGGTATGCGATGAAACTTCCCCAGAATCGCCTTCGATCATCGGGAACTCTCCCGTCTGCATCGCCCTGGCGATCCGGCTGGTGATATGGCCGCTGGTCGGTGACGGCAATTCTTTCGCCTCCTGGCCAGACAGGTGGTGGATTTCCCGCTGCTCGACCTTCTGAATCAGCAGAATGGCCAGCTCGGAGGGCGACTTCGGGCCACCAGCGCCCAGCAGACCGGCGTCACGCTGCTCCCGGTTCACCTTCAATGCGGTCAGATGGCGGTTCATCACTCGGGACAATTCGTCAATCGTTGACCCGGCAGCCCCACCACGGATGCCGCGAACGAGCTGGATGTAGCTCATGGCAGCAATCTGCACGTAGGCGAGGTCGTTCGCCTTGTTCAGATCGGGGAAGGAGGCGTACATCTCATCGATGAAGTTCTGGAAGAGTTTCTTCTCTTCGTCGGATTGCAGCGCAGCATGGAAGGCGCCGTGCTTCTGGGCGTGCTTGTTCCCCGGATGCGACTTGTTTGGGTGTGAGCCGTTTTTCCCGCCATGGTGGTAGCATTTGCCATTGGCCATCGCCGGTGCGCCACAGGGGCCACCGTGTCGCTTCGAGCGGGCATTACACCGCTTGGCGGCTTCCAAATGGGCAGGTTGTGACACCCGATCTGATTCCCTGTTCTCAATGGCGCGGGAAGGCCCATTTTCGCTGGTATCACTCATCTTACCGTCCGTTCAATCATCGTCTTCAGAACACTCCTTATTGGATACTTACCGGAAAGCAGAGCGATCTGACCAATCCGGGAGAACGGATGGGAGGCGAAGGTGCAGAAAGAGTAACTGTGGGTTAACCTTCAAGCATGTGGTGGGTATGTCTTGGTCTGCCAGCCAGCCTTTCGATCCCATTGGACAAGTCGAAAGACATACTGCGGGAACTGAGATGCCGCGACCTTGATCTTGACGTTGGCATCATCGCGCATGAAGCCTTTGACCTCGTGGAACTCGATGGTGCCGTCCGGCAGCATGACTTCGAAGTCCGGCTTGTAATAGGTGCGGTCCGCGAGTTTCAGGTTGTGGCGCTCGAAGCAGAAGCTGTGGATCTCGCCAGCCTGCTGAAGGAGATGAAGGTGACTGGCGTACCGTGCTTCGAGCTTGTTCATGCCATCCCTGGCGGACGTCTGGCCACTGGCGGTGGGGTAGGTGCTCGCTTGATTGTTTGCCATCCGAATACCTTCTGATTCTATTCTGGATTTCTGGTTGAATTATGGACGGTGAAAAATCCATATTTCTATCTTCGTAACTACTTGTATAGAAAGGAGATATATATACAAATAATGAATTATGGATTATGGATGCTTAGTATATCCTCTTCTACCTTCTTCGCGTCGCGTCCATAATCCATATTTACCCTATCTCCAGAAATAGCCTAGGAATAATTATGGACTCCATTGCGTCCATAATTGTCCAGAAGTCCATTATTCCACCACGACATAGGCGAATCGAGGACGTCCCGCGCCCGAGTGATTCACCCTGGTCAAAGCGATCTGCCCACCGCTGATCAGCGTATCCATCGCAGGCTTCCGATCACGCTGTGAGTAGGATCGAAAGGGTTTCATCTTGTTCATGTCCCTTTCCGTGATACCTCGTTCGCCAGCGCGTTGAATCGCCAGGTAGAAGTCATTGACCATTCGTTCGAAATCCGTGTCTGCGATCCGTTGCTTCACTTCTCGGGCGAGCAGCTCGGTGTGGTAGCCGACGAATCGCGTTGCCCACAGGGCGTGGTCGTAGGTGATGATCGGCTGCTCGATATTGTCAGCGCAGGCGCAGATCATCGCGATCTTGACCGTGTGTTCCACCGCCCGGCTCCACAGGGCATCGACGCCGGTGTTGGCAGACTCGTCAGCCTTCAGCTCCACGTAGAGTCTGAACTCTTCGAGCAGTTCACTTGCTTCGGGCGATTCGGGAACGAGGACTGTCTCTGGAATCGATTCTGGATGCTTGCCCACCAGGTTTCGTTGGGTGCCAGTCTGACTGATGGCCTGTTCAATCCATTCGAGGATCTCGAGCGGGATGTCCTGGTGCTTCTTGCCTCTCTGCAGAGGTGGCCGTGATCGGTCCGAGACGTCCACGACCAGGAAGCGGTTGAGGAACCCGTCCACCACGTTCTTCGACTCCAGTGCCGAGTAGAACGTGTGAGGTGTCGTCGTCCCGTGGATGCTGACGCAGGGGTATTCAATGCTCACCGTTGGCCGGGTGGCCTGATCCGCGTATTCGGTTCCGATGAACACGGTGTCCGCCGAGCTGAACAGGCGGATCATGTTGATCAGGATTTCCTTGTTGTACCGCCCGGCGTTCTTCGCCTGAAGCGCCTGCATCATCAACCCGAACTCATCGAGCTGGAAGAGGACTGCCGGGGTCAGCTTTACGCGTGACAGCAAGCCCTGACCGCTGGCGATGTTCTCCCCACCGAGCCGTCGGGTCAGATTGGCGGCGTTCAGGATGTTCTTGACGATTTTGCGCGGGTGGTCTTTTCCGCCTGCGGTCACACCGATGGAGATCAGGTAGAGGTTGGTGCGCAGTTCGGACTCGTGCATGTACTTGCGACCCAAAACAGTTGAGGCAAGGGTCAGCGCTGCGTTGACCGCGAACTCGGGAACTGGCCGAATGGCCGTGTCCAGGATGTACCGTGTGATGTTCCCGAGAATGCCCGGTGGATCGGTCAAGCCGATCGGATCGGTTTCCGGTGGAGTCTTGCTGACAAACGTGCTGTCCGTGCTGACTGGCTGCGGAGATTCCACCCAGCCGTGCTGCTTCGCCATCCAGAAGATGGTGGAGAGCGTGACGCCGCCGTCCGGCTTCATGTTCACCCACGTCCGGCGCTGGCTGTGTGGATCGTACTTCGATGACTGCATCGACCACTCGGTCCAGAGTCCATAGGCCTGCTCTCCGGCTTGTGTAGCGTGGAGGGCCATGCCCACCTGCAGCCATGTCTGGTAGTCATCCGAGGGGACAAACACCAACGCAGAGCGGATCTCCTGCACCTTGTCCGGTGGGAGCAGCTGTTCGCTGAGCGGGAGGGTGGTTGACTTCTCCTGTGTGCAGAGCTGCAGCAGCCAGTCTGGAGCGGGGGCGATGGCAGCCCCATTGGTTGGATCGCCGGACTCTTCCCATTCGTACTGCTTGCCTGAGGCATGCAGGCTTGGTGGGGCGAGGACATAGCCACCATCGGCACGAACATCGACGCCGACACCGAGCGAAGCGACCCCTGACTTGATGCAAACGTCTGCCGGGTAGTGGAAGTAGAGATGCCGACCACCACTGCCGGTTAGCACTTCGAGGGTGTCCGGATGACCCTGGTCGATGTCCTCCCATGACTCCTCCCCCAGATAGCCACTTGCTGGCTTGCTGTCGATGTCGACTACAAGCAGACGACCGGACACTTCGCCGGTGGCGATGGCGATGTTTGCCCATGGATGCTTCTGCCACCAGGCAGTGATCACTTCTGGGTCGATGCTGGCGTCCTTGAACCCATGCCGAGTAAGGGGGTGCTTGCCTGGACTGGTGCAGGTTGTCTTGCCACAGGAGCAGTGGCCATCTCGCATGGAGTGCGTTGGGAAGACCGCCCAGCCTCGATCAGCGTAGCTCAGAGCGGTCTGGAGGTTCTCAGAATGGGACATAGTCGACGTAGACCTTCATGTATGCCCAGGCGGCCTGCTGGCAGAACCGCCGGAACTGTTCGGGAGTGAGTTGGGAGAGAGGGCGGTCAGTCAGCTGCTCGGATTCGATCAGGTTGCCGACCTGTTCGACCGCTGTATCGACCGCATGCTGTTCCAGTTCCTCATCGCTCCACTTGCCGTTGTTTGCAGCGAAGAGGACGAAGCGCGGCTTCTTCAACTTCTCATAGTGCTCACGCGAGATCGTGATTGTCTCGTCCATCAGAACGGTGCCTCCTCGTATTCAACGGGTGCGTAGATTTCCTCTTCCTCGCGGTCAGCCTCGACTTCGACGGTCGGCAGGTCCACGCCCTCGAAGCGGTGCCGGAGGACACGCCAGTACTTGCCATCCTCTCGGACTTCGATCTCCGTGGGTGCCTTGAGGTCGGCTGCAGCACGCAGGGCTTCAGTCACTGTCGCCACCTTTGGATCGCCTCCCATGCGCCGCCACCATTGCCGCGCCTTTTTCGCGGCGAACCCTTCATGTTCGAGGCACACCCATTCGGAGTAACAGTCGTAGAGACCCTCGTAGTAGTCCACCTTCAGCGAGTCGGGCTTGCCGGGCTTGGAGTGCCGGGAGTACCGGATCTTCCGCACGTGCACCCGGAGCGGCTCTCGCTCGCTGATGATCGACTTTGTCGATGCTGTTTCGTTCAAGACGGGATCTGGCACAGGAAAGACATAGCCACAGTCCGGGCACTCACGCAGACCCGCCAGAATGACTGACTTGCAGGTCGGGCAGGTTTTCATGGGAGGTGCACCCATACCGCCGCCGTCACCGCCGATCTTGAATGGCTGCACCAGATCAATGGGTCCGTGTCGTTCGATGTTGCCCGCAAAATCCAGCACTATGCAGTTCTGCTTGCCGGGGGCCACTCGCATTCCTCGCCCGGCCATCTGGACGTACAAACCGGTCGACTGAGTTGGCCGCAGGACGGCTAGCAGATCGACGCCGGGATGGTTGAAGCCGGTGGTCAGGATGTCGCAGTTGGTGACAGCCTGGATCTCACCCGCCTTGAACGCCTGCAGGATGAATTCCCTCTCCATCGCGTTCGTGGAACCGTTGACCGTCTCGGCCTTGATCCCGTAGCTGCGCAGTTCGTCCCGGATCTTCTCGGCGTGCATCACCCCAGCGCAGAACACCAGCCATGACTTGCGGTCACGTCCCAAGTGGATGATCTCCCGCACAGCAGCCGCGTTGACGTCGTCCCTGTCGACGGCGGCCTGCAGCTCGCTGTTGATGAACTCGCCGCCGCGCATGTGGACGCCCGAAGTATCCAGCCGGGTGTCCGTCTGCTTGGTGATAAGCGGTGCGAGATAGCCCTCGTCAATCAGACGCTTGACCGGGATGTCGTAGGCGATGTCGGTGAAGATCCGGTCTATGCCTTCGGTGAGCAGTCCGCTATCCAGCCGGTAGTGTGTGGCTGTGAACCCGATGATCTTCACCGCCTCGTTCAGTGTGGCCATGTCATCGAGGAACCGGCGGTACATAGTGTCCGACCGGCGCGGCACCAGGTGGCACTCGTCGATCAGGATCAGGTCGAATACGCCGAGTTCTTCGGCGCGGCTGTGCACGCTCTGGATTCCGGCGAAGAGGATGCGTGCTTCGGTGTCCCGCCTCTGCAATCCTGCGGAATAGATCCCGGCAGGAGCCAGCGGCCAGTGTTCGATGAGTTCGCTGTAATCCTGCTGGATCAGCTCCTTGACGTGAGTCAGGATGAGGATGCGCTGATCCGGCCATGCTTCAAGAACCTCACGGATGAACGCTGCCATCATGAACGATTTTCCCGAAGCAGTCGGGCTGACGATCAGCGGGTGGCCGTCGTTCTCCTTGAAATAGCGATAAATGGCGTTAACTGCTTCGCGCTGGTAGTCACGCAATTCCATGCTGGTCCCGGATTCGTTTGCTGCTCAGGCCGCTTTTGCCGTTTCGAAGTGTCGTGCCATCCTGAAGGCGGTAGTCCACGTGGTCATCCCCGGCATCGACAGCCTCACCGGGCATCAGGTCGGGGATGTAGAGGTGGTCGCTGCAGCCACGCAGCTGTTCCTGCGGGTTGAGCAGTTGGTCGTGCCTGGCGCAATGCCAACCGCCATCGACGGGTGTGCTGTGCAGGCAGGTTCGGCAGTGGACCTCGGTGGGTTGGCCTTCGTGACAGACTGCGCGTTGGTCGCAGAACCGACACTTCCAGAACTCGGAATCGTCACTTAGCTTCACAGGAGGACGGTCGGCAAAGACGATTCGCTGGGCTTTCCTCTTCAGCAGATCAGCGTAGTTGGGGTCTGTCTTGACCCGCTCGCCGTACAGCTCGTCCGTGTTCTTGTTGACCGCGAGGTAGAACGCACGCTTCAGCCCCATGTACTCCATGTAGACGACCATCTGCGCGTAGTGTTCGGGCGAGGTCTGCTGGACCCCGTGTTTCTTCAGCTGGGCGAACCGCTTCTCGTTGCAGGTCTTGAACTCGAGCAGGTGCCAGGTTTTGGGTGCTTCGACGATGCCCAGTGCGACACCATCGATGGAACCGCCGAAGTGTCCGCCGAAGTCACTGAACCCGAACTGCTGTCCTGTGTCCACATCGTGGTCATGGACTTCAACCCCGACAGTTCGGAGGTTCTCGACGAATCGTTCCTCTTCACGCTGGCCGGTCTCGAACAAACGCAGCATTCGGCCGTTATGGCTGGGTGGGCTGCACCAGCGAAAGCTGTACCACAGCTCGCGTTCGCAATCACGTCCGATCACCGAAGCGCCGAGATGCGGGCGAAATCCCTTTCGCCCGCTCTCGTACGCCCGATAGATCGCATTGACCGTTGGTGAGACCTGTTCCGGCACTGCAGGCATCACTTCCTCTTCCATGGGGGTGTCGAAGTATTGCCGGGACCGGAGGGCTGCTCCGCTGGCGCGGCCACGGTCGACTGCGATGCTTGAGGGGCAGGAGCTGACGGGGCACGCCCATTCCCTTCGATGGCCTTGAACCCGCGAAGGACATTCTGCGGGCCGTAGTCCGGGCTGTTCTTCACCTTGACGCTTATCTCCATCGGGATGTTGTGCAGCTCGATGCTGTCCTGAACCCGTAGCTTGCCGACGGCGTGGCAGATGGCGCTGAGTTCTCTCTGCGCGATCTCCACGGCTTGGGGCGAAGGGTTGATCAGGTTCAGTTGTGTCCAGAGCTTTCGACTCGCGAACGGGCTGTCCAGGATGGTGAACTCCAGCCAGAGGTACTCGCCGGTTCCCTTGCTGTTGCTGCGCATGTCGCTGTCGCTGATCTCTGCGATGTAGCGACCCGCCGGGATCGTGTCGAAGTCGGTGGTCGGCTCCACCTGTGTGGCATCGAAGCCGTTTTGTCCAAACTCAGCCATGGTTCTTATCCTCGTTTGTATGGTTGAATGCGTTCAGGTAGTTCTCGCCGCTGAGAGGGATCTCGTCGGGCAGGTCGAATCGGTTCTTCGCGTAAAACGCCGGACGTTCGGACAGGTACATCACCCGCTCGCCGCTGCCGATGGCGCGTCCAGCCTTGGTGACCTGGCCACGCTTATCTCGCGCCGCACCCGTCACCGAGATCCGGTAGTTGCAGAACCCGACAACATCAGCCCAGCGGTACAGCACCGCCGCAGCCTTGTCGTTCAACAGGTCGATGGTGTACTTGCGGTATGGGTCGGCTTCCGGAGGCTTGATCTCCTTGTCGATGGAGTGTCCGATCAGCATGACGCGCAGCCCACGGTTGATCCGCAGGCTGTCAAGCCCATCGAGGACCTCCTGCCACAGGGGCAGCGCTTCATTGCGCCATTTGTAGAACCCGCCGCCGTTGGTGCCGACCTTGTCAATGGAGTCGGTCTGCCACAGTTCGAGCAACCTGCGGTGTAGCATCGGCTCGAAGGCGGTGACGGTGTCCAAGACCACCGACTGGAAGTCGTGCTCTTCGTGAAGCACCGAGATCGCATCGATCAGGTCCTGGTAGGTTCGGATCTCCCAGTGGTCCACACCCGGCAGTCCGGACAGTCCATCCTCGGTCGCCAGGAATACCGGATTGGGAAGGGTTGATCCCAGAGTCGATTTCCCGATCCCCTGCGTCCCGTACAGCAGGTCCCGTGGGGGGAGGGTGGTCGATTTCTTCAACGTAGCCAGTGATATGGCCATGACTGCTTCTCCTCTATTGCGTGCTTTGGTTTTCAGTCTTCATGCCGCCTTCGAACCCTCTCCGTCATCATGCTCGAAACGCTCGACTTTGAACGCCTTCTCGCCAAACAGACGGACCATCAGACCTGTGAAGATTCGGGCGATAGTCTGACCGACGACGGTATCGGCATCGATCCAGCAGCTGTCGTCCTTGCGGTTGGCTTCGAAACGGGCGTCGAGCTGAATGCGGGTCCGGCCGTGGATACACTCGGCGGCAAGCGTCGCCAGCATCAACGTCCCATCGATTTCGTCGAACGGCACCTTGTCGTTGAAGTGGAACTTGTAGCGAAGCATGACTTCTCCTCATCAGAATTGGATTCGCTGTTACTGGATACCTACCGGAAAAGCGCCCGATCTGACGATTACGAGTTCCATGAGTCATCCAACCCCATGGCCCTAAACGCCTTGTGGATCTTCGCCAATTGATACGCCAGTGTGGTCCGTGCTTTCCCTAACTCACGGGCGGCTTCAGCCAGGGTCATCTGCTTCAATAGATCAAGGAGCTGACGTTCTTCGTCGGTCAGGCGCTGCAACGCGTTGTCGAGGTCGATCTGGACGTCATGGACTTCTTGGGTGGGTTTGTTTTGGAAGCCCATCCGCTCGAGGTAATCGTCTGTCCCTGTGATGTCGAGCAGGGTGGTGGGTGAGTCGTCGTCGGTTTGGATGGGAGCGTTCAGCGTGGTTGATGTCTTGCGGAAGTCACGCATCTCGGCCTGACGTTCTGCGATCAGGTTGGCGATTTTGTGATCGACGATGCGGTCGATGAAGGTTGTGAGTTTCGCTTTGGCGGCGTCGTACTTGTCGAGACGTTCAAGCAGATCCAGCATCAGGTCCTGCTCGATGTCCTCGACATCAGCAGGCGTGTAGCCTGCGGTGCCGACCAGCCTCTTCGCACGGTAAGTGATGATTTGAACTGCGTACTCGTTGACTCCTTCGTACCGGTTCCTGGAACCCATGGCCTGTCTCCTCGGTTGAGGAGGCCGGGTGGGTGTCTGGCCGAACCGGTTATGCCAGCACGAGAAACGGAGGTGCTGTGAGTTCGCCGATTGGCGACACCCACAACGACCTCCGTTTGTCGGTCAGTCGATGTGACTGCTATCGAAATGATGGATGAAGTGGAACTGTCTACAGGGTTTCTTTGACCTTCAGCCGAATGGGTAAGCCGTCCTGAATACGGATGAAGGGAATCGTGCCGTTGTGAACCTCCTCGAACTGCCGAAGAAGGTTCAGGACACTCGGTTTGAGCTTCTCGTCAGCGCTGTATGGGACTGGGGTATACGGTCGGTCGAGAGCGATGTCTCTGGTGATTTGTTTTGGGGATTCGAGCGCCGGAACCCCTTTGCAGATCTGAAGGTCCGTGATCTCGCCCCATCCAACTTCGCGCATGCGTTTTAACAGGCGCTGGACGGGCTTGGAACACTGAGAATAAATCATAGATGCCTCGCTGTTATGAACGGTTATGCGAGGCAAGAAAAGGACTATCAGCTGCGGGGAACAGAACGGGGGGACAACGGGGGTTGTGATGATCTATGCTGGATCGACTACTGTAGTTGGGCTATCAGTTCTTGAATGAATGAAGATGAGTGGTCGTTCAGGGTCTCCATCTCGAACCTGATGAAATCAGGCTCGAGTGCAATCCGATACTGCTTCCGACCATTGTTTTCAATCCAATTGAAGCTCGAGTCATTGATGGGAGGAAGCTTCTCACGGAGTCGAGAAATGGCTTGTGTCTCTCCATTTATGGGAAGATTCAAATCACTAAGATTAACCCAACCATCTGCGTTCGTCTTTCGACCGACAGCGAGACGCATCAAAAGTTCAAAGTTGCGGTCGGCCAATTGGTAGGATGTGCCGCTAACACGAATAGAGGAACGTTTATTCGTCTGTTCCCCAACGACTTCGAGAGTCACCGGGGAGGTTTGAACCGTGGAGGTGCGCTCTGTTGGGAATTGATCCTTCGAAGGCTTTTCCGCTGCAACGGGGATAGAATTATACATGCGCTTCCATTCCCGTTTCATTTCATCGAGATAGCGTTCAATTCCAAGCTCAAAGATATCCAAGAATTTCTTCTCGGGGCCTGTCAACTTATAACGTTTTGTCCTATGCTTAAGTCTTGCATTTTCAATAAACTCATCGACAGTGCTAATATGACCAAGGGTCCATTCCGGGACGACTGAAAGCTCATCGACATCATTACTCATTAAAGTGACGATCAGAGTATCGCAACTCTCTCTTGCCTCTTCCAATCCATCGAAACCGACGAGTTTTTTGAAACAAATCTCGATCCTTTCCTTGCAGTTAATGATGTTTCGGGCCAGTGGATGAGGACGAGAACCGATATACGAATCCTTCTCTCCGTGGATTAAGACTCGAAGAATCTCCCAGTATTTCTCCAGCAGGTATAGATGGCGCAGCGGATCTCTATACGGAGAGTCCTCGTTGCCTGTAGGTACTCTACAATCAAGGATCTCAATTTCAATCAGCCGGTCAATGATATCCTTGAGAGGCTTGTCTGCTTTCTCCTGAGCATTTTGAATGGCTTGTTCGAGTTGCTGTGATACGTCTACACCCTCTTTCGGAGTCCTTGCTACAGGGTGCCACATCGAGAACAACATTTGTAGACCGATGATCCGACCTAAGGAACCAGCAGAATCATTCAAGTTGAGGCCTTTATAACCCTCTTTCAGACGTTTGAAACCTTTGCTGTCTGTGTACAGATCGAACAAGGCTTCCAGGTGTTCGTGTAATTGCTCTGTCTCCGAAGTATCTATCGCATCTGGATACTCAATCTGAATCATGTACAACTCTTTCAGTGCCATCATGGTGGCGATGGCGTTGTCGATATTATCGTCAAACCGATTATCATTGAATGGTGGTAGTTCTTCTGGCGAGAGGTGCGCAAGTCTATGTACTTCCTTGGCGATCACCTGTCCTGGCAAGAATAGCTCGCGAAGATGCTTCATTGCAGATGGAGGCATCGGTGGCAATTCAGCTATGTCCAAACCGATGAGTACTTCGGCTCGAATGACTTCTTCAGTTTGCTCCATGTCGTCTGGGAACAGCGTTCGCTTGATATGGCATGGGTAGCTAAATGATTGAATCCCGCCTTGGAAAGCGACTTCTGGATAGGCATCAACCGCATTCAACCGCACCGTGGCTATCGGGTATACTTCGGAATGCTTCGCGATCGTCGGGAATTGGTCTAAGGCATGGAGCACCGCACAGGCCGGACAATCAGACTCCGAGTCGGCAAGGTCAGGCAACGCGGCGAATGCCTCGTGCAACTCAACCGAGATATTGTTCCACTCCTCAGAACCAAGGTCTTCCTTATCACATTTTCGTGATTCCAAACTGAAAATTGAGCACCCATGGGGAGCGCAATGCACTTCGCAATAGACCTTCGCCGCCCGTTGGATTCGGTTCCACGCCCATTTGGCCGCATCGATGGTATCGACGTCCTCCATAGGATCTACCTGAAAATGGTGGACGGAATCTGAGCGCGTCTGATCTGATTTGCTGTTGTTCTGTTTCGGCATTGATTCGCACTCCCACTGAATATGACTCAATTCTTGGAATCATCCTGAGCAGGCTTCCGATAAATATACGATGTATGCTGACTTTACAAAACGTAGCGACCAGGTCAGGCTGTTCCGATTGATGCAGTCGCACAACTATACCTGCAAAGGACGAATGCAGTGAGGTAGGTCTTTGAGGCATGCCGAGGAGGAAGGATCAGGAATCGTGCGTGAGCAGCTTCCACAGGGATCGCTGCTGGGACCAGTCGACCTCCATGGCGAGCTTTCCAACCAGCTTCTCGACGATTGGGTCTTTGCCTTTGGTGACGCGGTCGAGGAAGAGGATGTCTTCCTGGATGTCGGGTGCGAGGTAGAGGAGGTTCATGATCTGGGTGATACGGGCGCAGGTCACCCGCCCCAAAGTCGCGAGTTCGGTATAGTCCTTGACAATGCCATTCCGAATCATGCAATCCATCTTGATTGCCAGGGCCATGAGCTTTGAGATGCGCGGGATGTTGCCGACCGGCAGGGGTTCTGGATCTGGCGCCTTGCCTTCCCGAATCTGCTTGCGGCCATTCTGCCCCTTCCGGAAATGGATGGTGCATTCCAAGATCCCGCTGCTCGGTTGGTTCAATTTGATCTCCTTATTCTGCTTCCTCTGATGCTGCCAGCAGGTCCTTGTCATGCATGTGGAACTTCAGTTTGCCGCTCTCGCCGTCGAAATCGATCCGCTCGAACACCAGCCTGATCAGTCCGGACTTCTCGTCCACGGTCAGGTTGGCCAGCAGGGTTTCGAACTGTCCCAGTGCGTTCTCGCATTCTTCCGGTTGAATCGAGTCGGACTCGGAAGCCTCGATCTTTTCGGTCAGGCTACGTAGTTGTGCCTGAAGGGATCGGACTTGTCGTCGGTCTTCGGGTTCGTCCCCCTGCTGCAGGGTCTCAATGCGAAGCTGCATCCTTCTGGCTTCGCGATGCATCGCCTCGGTCCGCTCTCGTCTCAGGATCTCGACCTGCTTGATCACCTCTTCAAGCAACTCCTCGTCCGATCCGAGTTCGACGAGTCGTTCCAGTACGAAGCGTTCCACTTCATCTGCGGGAAGAGTCGGGTTCGGGCACTTGTCAAATCCGTTGGCCTGCGCGTTGCGGCAGACGTAGTACCGGTAGAGCTTCTTGCCCTTCTTCGTCACAGGCAGGTGGACCATCGACGTATTGCAGGCGGTGCAGTGCAGCATGCCTTGCAGCAAGGCGTTGTAACGGTTGCGCGGCTGGTCCGGAAACGGCAGTCCTCGTTTGAGTTGAGCCTGGACTTCGTTCCAAGTATCCTCGTCGATGATGGCTTCGTGCTCACCTTCGTAGATCTGGTCCTGATACCGCACCTTTCCGACGTAGATGACGTTCCTCAGCAGATAGGAAAGTCTCTGATTCGTCAGGGGGAGACCTTGATGCAGATCCCCACGCTTTGTGATCCAGGTCTTTGTCGTCCAGCCACGTTCGTTCAGCTCAACGACGACCCGGCGCAGAGATTTCAGCTCGAGATAGAGGTTGAAGATCTGACGCACCTGATCCGCCTCCTCGATGTTGACGACCAAGCGGCGGGTGTCATGGTTGATGTCGTAGCCGAGGGTCGGCATGCCGCCGGTCCACTTCCCCTTTTTGCGAGAGGCGGCAACCTTGTCACGGATGCGTTCTGAGATGATCTCGCGCTCGAACTGCGCGAAAGAGAGGAGGATGTTCAGGGTCAGACGACCCATGGAATCTTTGGTGTTGAACTGCTGGGTGACCGAGACGAAGGAGGCACCGTGCTGGTCGAGGACCTCTACGATCTTCGCGAAGTCCATAAGGGAACGACTAAGCCGGTCGATCTTGTAGACAACGATGCAATTGACCTTGCCGTCCTTGACATCACTCAGCAGACGTTCGAGGGCTGGCCGTTCCAGGTTACCCCCCGAAAAACCGCCGTCGTCGTATCGGTCAGGCAGGCAGATCCAGCCTTCCGCCTTCTGGCTGGCGATGTAGGCTTCACCCGCTTCTCGCTGTGCATCGAGAGTGTTGAACTCTTTTTCGAGTCCCTCTTCGGTGCTCTTGCGCGTGTAAATCGCACAGCGGATCTCTGGATCACTCTGGGGTTGCGCCATTCTTTTCCCTTGAATGTTTGGTCAGGCCAAAGAAGAGGCGGCCGTTCCACAACGAGCCGGTGACCTCTTTGGCAATGGCAGAGAGTGAACGGTAGACCTTGTCGTTGAAGAGGAACCCATCCTGCGTCACGGTCACGAGAAGTGTCTGACCCTTGTAGATCCGCTTCAGGGTAGTGCCGGGGAGCAGGTCGGCAGGCTTGCCGGATTTCTGGAACGACACCGGCGCATCCATCGTCGAGCCGCTGGATGCATCCTTCACCTTGGGAGCACGAACCCGCAGGTCTGCATCGTTGGCGAGTTCCTGGGCCCGCCGCCTCGCTCGCTCGCTAAGCCCCCCTTCGTCCAGTTCCTGCAGACGCCAGGCAATCTTTCTACGAAGATGGGTCTTGTTGTTGGAACGAGTCTCCTCGCCAAACACCTCAGCGTACTTCTTCTTCAGCTTGGTAACCGTCATGGCGTGCAGCCGTTGCACCTCTTCCATGGTTTTCTTTTTCATTGGCTATCTCCGCTTTGGATCAACCGGGCGCGCCAGTGGCTTGGCACTGCAAGCGCCACCAAGGTCACGCGTGACAATGACCGTAGAGTCTTGGCCATTATCCACTTACCCGTTGCTTAATTGATCTTGGAGGCTTGGAGAGGCTTGGGTCGGATGGCTTGGCTGTGGGGGCGAGGATGATGTTCGCTTCCTTCATTCTCATGATTCCACGGGCGAGGAGATTCGCGATTCCCTGCCTTCGCTCAGCAGAATCCAGACCCTTCAGTTCCTCTCTCAT